CCTGAATCAGTTAATACCAACGTATAAGCACTTGCACCGCCTGATGTCTGAGGGGCAGTCCTAAAGCCTACGGAATTAGTCCCATCTACCGTACAGTTACTTAGTGTTCCTGAAGTAGGTGTACCAAGCACAGGTGTTGTTAAGGTTGGTGATGTTGATAACACCACTGAACCTGATCCTGTCGATGTCGTTACGCCTGTACCACCATTGGCTACCGGAAGCGTCCCTGTTACCTGCGTTGCTAAGTTAACTGAACCAATAACAGTTTTTAAGTTACCACTAGAATCAAACGTACCATCAGTAGTCCAAGTATCGTTTGGTTGTAAGGTAACTTTAGCAATTTGCCTTGTTGTTGGTCCTGTTGAGTTATTAAAGGTAACAGTAACAGTAACTGCTGCTGTGTCTTTGTTTTGTATAGTTACCCACTTAACAACTCTACGTGTTGATGCTGATGGAGCAGAAACTAATGTCACTGCTGTTGTACCATTTAAAGCACCGTCATTAGATCCTTCAGTTAAGGATGAAGAAGTGCTATCAGCATAAGAAACAGTAAAGTCTGGATTGCTTGTCGTAGCAGCACCAGACATCACCGCCTGTATTGTTTTGGTTGTACCGTCTAATACTAATGTTGCCATATCTTATCCTTAAGATATAAACCAAGCGTAATTGTTTGAACCTGATCCACCACCACCTCCACCAGATCCGTTAGATGCTGCTGTAATACGTCCTTGTGCATCCACTGTGATGTTTGCACTTGTATACGATCCTGCTGTTACTGCTGTATCAGCAAGGTTAATGGTTCTGTTAGCGGACAAATCACCACCACCAGATAGTCCAGTACCAGCAGTGATAGTCCTTGCCGTTGTTACAGCATCAGTAATACCATAACCAGTTATAGTTGTTGGTGTAGATGTTACTTTGGACCATGCTAATGATGTTATCCAAGCAGGATTAGCATAACTACCTGATGTTGATGCATAACCAGCAGAGGCATGATTACCCCAACTATAAGCAGTATCCCAATCAGTTTGTTTTGCTGTGGTCGGTATTGCATAACCGGCTGTATATGATACTGCTAACGTACCTGCTGATGTTACTGGTGATCCTGTTACAGTTAGACCAGTAGGTACTGACATAGCTACTGATGTTACTGTACCATTTCCTGACAAAGCAGCAATGTTACTAAGGGTTGTCTTTACTGTGTTACCACCCTGTACAATAGGTACAACTTCAGTACCAGCCAGTGCTGATGCATTTGATAGTGCTGAGATCTTTACGTCAGCCATGTCTACTCCATGATAATGTAGTCACCAGCTTCTGTGGTGAGGAAGTCACCGTTTTCAGTAGCCAGGATGTTCGCAACACTAAGCCAACCAAGTAAGTAAGTAAACGATGCTTTCTTCCATTGTCCATCTTGTCTAACAAGAAAGTATTCTGGTACAGGGTCTTCAGAGGCATCAGGTAAACCATCTAGTCCAAACTGCTGTGTATTCTGAATGTATATGTTGTCCTTGGACTTAGAAGTCTGTGGTAACTCACCAGCACTGACTTCAATGCCATTAGACAGTTTAAGTACTAGTGAGTTGTCAATGTCAATGTAAGCATCAACAACAGATACACCATCCTTACCTGCTTTACCGTCCTTACCATCTTTACCATCAACACCATCTCTACCATCTTTCCCTGGTAATCCATCTTTACCAGGATTACCTTTTTCACCTCTTGGACCTTGTTTACCTTGTGGTCCTTCTAGTTTAATGATGGTATCTGCTTTGGAGTCTAACTCACTTACTTTTTTCTTTAGCTTACCAACAACAGCAGCGAGCTGTAGTAGCTTTTCCTCATCCATGATTACTCACCAAGAGCGTCATTGAACTGCTTATCAACTTGCTTTTTAGTCTCCATCTGCATCTTGGCAATGTTTTCGTTACTCTTAATATCTTCTTCCTTCAACATCAACTCAGCAATCTTGATTCTGCGTTGGAATTCACGCTCTGCTGAGTCATCGTTGTTAGGAAGATTCTGAGTGGCTGCATTAACGATCTTAGCCCTTACCTCTTCAGGCATTAACTGAGCCTCTATCGTCACTTTCTGAGCCTCTGCTGCTGCTTTCTGTGCTCTAGCTTGTTTTTCCTGTACAGTAGCCTGTGCATCAGCCAATTGAAGCTGTGTAGCTTGTTGTTGAGCCTGTTGTTGCTCAGGGTTTGGCTGTGTTAGCTGCTGAAGTTGCTGTAGTAAGCTCTCACGGTTAGGTAATGATGAGTATTCAACGATTCCTTGCAGCAATAACGGTACGATAGGACTGTTTGGCCCTAACGTAGACATCATTGCCATCATTTGAGCCTGTTCAAACTCTCTAGCAACCATCCCTAACGTACCTGTTGGGATAAATTCAAAGTCTTTTACAGGATAACGGTCAGGAGCAAACTGCATATACCGCCATGCAGCCTTCTGTACGAACGGAATGAGGAAATCTTCTTGGAAATTCACCAAAGAACGCTTGTTCTTCTTGATAATACCGCTAACAGCCATCGCTAAACCAGCCGCTGCTGCATCACCACCACTAACTTGAGCAGGTAAATTAGCTGTATCTAACGTACCTGTAGCTTGTAACATCATTCTTTCAAAGATTTGAGCTGTTTCGATGTTAGATTTGTCCGTAACACCGAACTTAAAGGGTTGTAGAATCTCTGCTGGATTACCATTAACAAGGATATTCTTCCCTGGTTTGATCTCAAACTTCTGTCCTCGAGGTAATCTAGAGGCATCTATAGCCATCATAGGAGCTGCTGTAAGCCCTAAAGAGTCTACATGGCTACGAATCTGTGCATCAACAGCCTTTTGCATGTTATATGCCTTCTCAGCCGTTCCACGACCCCAGAAACGACCAGGAACGCTATCAGCTTGGTAGGCAACAACAGGTCTGTCCTGCATCATGAAGGGGTTTTCTTCGGCTTTGAGTAGATCTTCTCCGTTAGCAATAACGATCAAAGCCTCTACCATCTCTGAATACAACTCATCATCTTCAAAAGATAAGTCATCAGGGTTATCTAACAACTTCTTAGGTACTAAACCATAGTAACGAAGTAGTAATACCTTATCTGATTGATAGTAAGTTAAGTCTTGGTTAGGCTCTAGGTCAGTGTCTAAGGATGCGTCACCAATGGCTATCTTTTTATAAACACCATCTTCCATGCCTTTGATAACTGCATGTCTACCTACATACTCTTCAACAGCACAACCCATTGCATCATCAATGGTGGTTGCGTTAGGATCAACAAGGAAGTTACGTGGATTGATAGGTTTTAAGTCTACCGATACTCTATAGTTAGTGTTAACACCAATCATAGCCAATCCAGGCTGTGCTGTAGGCTGTGTTGCTGGTGCTAGACTCTTCTTTTGTTTTACAATCAGTTCACCGATACCAGTACCGTAGATCTCTGCTAAGGTCATGATTTGACCAATGTTCTTACGTACTTTATCTTTCTTGAAATCTTCGGACAATAAAGACTTCATCTTCTCAACATCAGTTTTATCTTGATCGCTGATGTCATCGCTGATGTCAAAAAATACGCCTTTAGCGAACACAGCTTCTTCAAGATCAGCTTGTTTGTTGTCTACTGCTTGTTGTAGGGCAGGGCTAATAAGCCTTGAACGCTCAGAATCCCTTGTTTTATCCTCATCAGCGTAAAGACCTCGCCAGAGACGCTCATACTCATCCCAGCGATCCATGTAGTTCTCGTCCCTGTAGTTACGCCAGTCGTTACAACGATCCATGACGAAGGCTACTAAGGCGTTCTGAGGTGTGATTTCAGATTCAAATTTCATTGTCACCAACCTATTGTTGTGTCTAGGACTTCGTACTCTTCTTCATTCAAGTTCTGATTCCAATCTGCTACCTGTATTTGATCAATGTAACTAACAGCATCTATTAAGTCATCATGAGTCTTGCTATCAGGAAACTGCATCAGTTGGTCTATAAACTTGTTATTCCAATCAGCTTCTTTTAGTACAATCCTACCGTGTTCAAATCGTCCTTGTAGTGACCAAACAATCCTATCTGTCTTCTTCTTATTACCGTGTGTTAACTCTTCAATACGAGGATAGTAGTTCAACCTCCTCATCAGATCATTCATGTAAGGCATCACTGCATTCTTCAGTGCACCTTTCTCAATCCCTACAGCATTGACTCTGTAGTCCTTAGCAGCCTTTAATATCCTCACTGCTGTTTCTCGGACATCCCATCTACCATACTGTATATCAGCTACCCACCAGCCCTTAGTGTTAACCTTAACAATGGCTATCGCTGTTTCATCCAGTTTAGAATTCTTCGTCTTATTCGTCTGAGATGAATCCGTAAAACCACATAGATCCACCGCAATGAAGTAGTTACCGTCTTCAGGTTCTTCGTCACTGATCTTAATCCATTCATCTTTAAAGATCTCCGACTGTGCAGCCTCAAACGATGCCATAAACTCTTGTCTAAAAGCAAAGCTAGACATTGATCCTCTAGCAGCTTCAATCTCTTCAGGGTCTAACAATGGATTATCAAAACTAGTGAAGTGCCATGCCTTGTAATGCTGATCCTTACCACTATCACCTAGTTTATACAGTTCATAGAAATGATTTCTACCCATTGGCGTACCAATAAACATTGCTCTACCCTTCTGATCCGCTAATGCAGGTCTAAGGATTTGTTCGAACACCTGTGGTTTCATGTCTGCATACTCATCCATCACTAAGTATTTAAGACTAACACCACGCATTGTCTCTGGTCTATCAGCACCCTTTAGCGATATCATTGCCCCATTCACCAACGTAATCTGCATGTTATTTACATGACTACCTTTGATGACTGGGTGTCCTAGCTCTAACAGCGTAGTCCACATAATATCTCTAGCTTGTCCCTGCGTTGGTGCTACATACCAGACATGACCTTTATCAGTCTGTAGAGCCTCTATGATCAGTGTCCAAGCTGCTAACCTAGATTTACCTGTACGTCTACCAGCAGCGATGATCTTAAACCTTACAGGGTCTTTGAAGACCTCTTGTTGCCACGGTAGTAACTTAACTTGTAGATCCATCTTCTTCTTCTTCGTAATCTATCAAAGTAGTTTCTACGTCAACAGGTTCATGTTCAATCATCTCTACTGGGTTGTCATTCACTCCAGTAATGTTGATGGTAATGGCTCTAGAGCCTCCACCAGCACCTTTATCCTCAAAGTAACTTACTGGCAACATCCTATCAACACACAACTTCAATGCTGCCATCTGATCCTTATCCTCATCATTAAGAGCCTTATGTACTATCTTCCTGATGATAGCCTGTGAGTGTGTCAGCAACAGTGAAGCTGTTAGTTCTTTAATCCTTGCTGCTTCACCAGGAGGTCTACCTCTTTTAGGTCTCTTAATGTACTTCTGTACTTCTTCCTTCTTAGGTCTTCCTCTTTTTCTTTTTTTCGCAGGCACTTTCTTTTCTTCATTGACTGCCACGACATCCTGGCTGACCGATGAAGGTAGCGAACAAAGATCAGATATAACTTCAGTTTTAATTTCGGACATCACTACCTCTATATAGTTTCTCTGCCGGAAGGCAGGACTGTAAGGTGTATATAATTTTATGTATCTACAATGTAGTGTATGACGATAAGTTATATGTCTACTATTATTTAGTTTTTATACGATGTTTTGTTCATAGCCTACATAGAAGTATCTATTCTAGCATATTTTTAAGAGTTTGTCAAGTTATTTCTTCATATTCAGTGCAGAATCTGTGTTTGAACCAGTGCAGATTCAGTGCAGACTACACATCAATCAAGGCTATGGCGGGACTCCATTAACATGGTGTCATAGGCTCCGCAGAGGCTTTATAGATAACCTATTGATTCTTAAGAGATTTCTTAATAGTAATGGATTATCATTATCAAGTTACTTTTTAGCTTTTTTTGAGGCTAGGTAGCACCACAACATTTACACTACAACACAGACCCA